TATTGCCAAGTGTGATCTTTTGGCGCAGTTTTCTGCTGTTGAGTTGAAGCTTATTGCTGAGGCTTTGCTTTTGAAGAAAGCATCTCTTGAGCGTGCTGTTCGTGCTGAATCTAACCCTGAGATTCGTGTTATTCGTTCTAACGAGGCTGATATTTGCTCTAACCTCGTTACTCGTTTTCGTTAACCTTCCATTGGAGTTTTAAATGCATCAAATCATTGTTTCCGTTAAGGATACCGCTGCACAGGCTTTTGGCCGTCCTGTTTTTGTTCCTTCTTCTGCTGTTGCTATTCGCTCCTTTCGTGATGAAGTGAACCGCAAGGATTCTACTGACGATCTTGCTAAGCATCCTTCCGATTTTGATCTTTATGAGATTGGTACTTTTGATGATTCCACTGGAATTATTGAGGTTTCGGAGCCTCGTTTGCTTGCTCGTGCTAAGGACTTGAAAGAGTCCGCTTAAGGTGATGTAATCACCCCAGACCAGTTTTCTACTTGATGTAACTGGTCTAGGTGACACCTTTTTTTGGTGTCCCTCTTTGTCAAACTTTGAAAGGTCTTTTATGAAACCTGTTTCTCGTCATGCCGTCAACAAACGGCGTTCTTCCAAGTCTTTTTCCCGTAACACTCGCACCGTGGCTAAGGCTAATATCGGTGGTCCTATGCGTGGTGGCTGGCGTCTCTGATGCCTTGTTACCATCCTATGCCTGCCGTAAGGATGGTGGATGGTTCCGTAAAGTTTGTTTCTCGTAATAAAGCGGGTGTTGATGGAACTCTTGAATTACCCTGTGGTCAATGCATTGGATGCAGGCTTGAGCGTTCCCGACAATGGGCCATGCGTTGCTTGCATGAGTCCTCGCTTTATGATCGGAATTCGTTTATCACTCTTACCTATGATGATGAACACATTCCCCCAGGCGGGTCCCTCTGGTACCCCGACTTTCAGCGTTTTATGAAGCGTCTTCGTAAGCACATTAAGGCTCCTGTCCGTTTTTATATGGGTGGTGAGTATGGTGAGACTACGGCTCGTCCTCATTATCACGCTTGTTTGTTCGGTTACGATTTTCCTGATAAGGTTTATTTTCGTAAATCTCCTTCTGGCGAAAAGCTTTATACTTCGGCTTTTCTTGAGTCTATTTGGCCCTACGGTTTATCTTCTATTGGAAATGTGACTTTCGAGTCTGCTGCTTATATTGCCCGTTATTGTGTGTCTAAGGTAACTGGTGATGCCGCCAAATCTCATTATTCATGTTCCGAATATGTTGATGCTGATGGTGTTATTCGTGATTCTGTTGAGCCCGAGTTTAACCATATGTCTTTGAAACCCGGTATTGGTGCTTCTTGGCTTGCTAAATATCAAACTGACGTTTTCCCTCGTGATTATGTTATTGTTAATGGTGTTAAGGTTAAGCCTCCTAAGTATTATGATACTTTGTTTGAAAGGGATAATACTCTTGAATTTTCCGAGATAGTCGCTAGGCGTGAGCTTGACGGTTACTCGGATTTTTTACGTGGTGAGCATTCTGTTGCTCGTTTGTCTGTTAAAGAACAGGTTCATTTAGCCCGTTCTTCTCAATTGAAAAGGTCTTTATCATGATGATGCATCGTAATCGTTCTGTTGATCCTCATCGTTTTGCGATGATTCCCCGCGCGGATATTCCCCGCGCTTCTTTTAATCGTCAATTTACTCATAAGACTACTTTTGACGCTGGTTTTTTGGTTCCTGTTTACGTTGATGAAGTTCTCCCCGGTGATACTTTTAACCTTCGGATGACTGCTTTTGCTCGTTTGGCTACCCCCATATTTCCTACTATGGATAATATGCATTTGGACACTTTTTTCTTTTTTGTTCCTAACCGTTTGGTTTGGAATAATTGGGTTAAGTTTATGGGTGAGCAAGATAACCCCTCTGATTCTATTTCTTTTGTGATTCCTCAGCAAGTTTCTCCTGCTGGTGGTTATGCTATCGGTTCGCTTCAGGATTATATGGGTTTGCCTACTGTCGGTCAGGTAACTGCCGGGCAAACTGTCTCTCATTCTGCGTTATTTACCCGTGCTTATAATTTGATTTATGATGAATGGTTTCGCGATGAAAACCTTCAGAATTCTGCTGTTATCGACAAGGGCGACGGTCCTGATGCTTCCCCTTCGACTAATTATTTTCTTCGTCGTCGTGGTAAAAGGCATGATTATTTTACTTCCGCTTTGCCTTGGCCCCAAAAGGGAGGTACTTCTGTAACGTTACCTTTGGGTGTTTCTGCACCTGTTTTTGGTACTGGCAAGGCTTTAGGTTTGACTGACGGTACTTCCAATTATGGTATGTCTACTGGTACCGGTACTGTTCAGTTTGAAGGTCGTTCTGCTGCTTATAATACCAATGTTGGTACTGCTGTTTCTGGAACTAATTTACCAGTTAATAGGACAGTTGGTGTTGTCCCTTCTGGTGGTGTTTCTGGTCTTTACGCAGATTTGTCGCAAGCTACTTCTGCTACTATTAATCAGCTTCGTCAGTCTTTTCAGATACAGAAACTTCTCGAAAGGGACGCCCGTGGTGGCACTCGATATACCGAGATTGTTCGCTCTCATTTTGGTGTTGTTTCCCCTGATGCTCGTCTGCAGCGCCCTGAATATTTAGGGGGCGGCTCATCTCCTATTATCATTAATCCTGTCGCCCAGACTTCTGGCACTGGTGTAACTGGTGGTTCCACTCCTTTGGCTAATTTGGCCGCCATTGGTACTGGTTTAGCTTCTCGTCATGGTTTTACTCAATCATTCACTGAACACGGGATGATTATCGGTTTAGCCAATATTCGTGCTGATTTGACTTATCAACAAGGTCTCTCCCGCATGTGGTCCCGTTCGACCAGATATGATTTTTATTTTCCTGCTTTTGCTATGCTTGGTGAACAGGCTGTTTTAAATAAGGAAATTTACGTTACTGGTACTACTGCTCAAGATAATGCTGTTTTTGGTTATCAAGAACGTTGGGCTGAATACCGTTACAAGCCTTCTATGATTACATCCAAGTTCCGAAGCACTGCTTCGGGAACATTGGACGCTTGGCATTTGGCCCAGCGTTTTACTGCTTTGCCTACTTTGAATACCACTTTTATCGAAGACATTCCTCCTGTGTCTCGGGTGGCTGCGGCTGGTTCTTTAACAAAAGGTCAGCAATTTTTATTCGATTCGTTTTTTAATTGTGTGACTGCTCGTCCTATGCCGCTCTATTCTGTTCCCGGTTTAATTGATCATTTCTAACATGCTTGGTGAACTTTTTTCTATTGGTTCTACTTTGTTGGGTCATAATTTGGCGTCCAGGCGCCAAGATGATGCGCAAAGTTTTTCTGCACAACAGTTTGCTTCCCGATACCAAACTTCTGTGAAAGATATGGAGGCGGCGGGTTTAAATCCTGCCCTTGCTTATCAACAAGGGGGGGGTTCCCCTCCTTCTTCTTCTGCTGCGTCTTCTTCCGGTGGTGATGTGGGTGCTATCCACCTTCAATCCAAGCTGAATTCTGCTCAGATTGCGAATGTTGAGGCTCAGACTGCAAAGACTCAAGCTGAAACTACTGTTATTCAGGCTACTGGTTTGGATCGCGCTTTTGCTGACATTGGTTTGACTTCTTCTCAGATTGACAATGTGAAAAGTCAGACAAATAAAATCACTGAGGAAATTAACAATATTCCTTTTGAGCGTGATCGACTTAAAGCTGCTGCTTACCAATTACATAAGCTTGGTAATTTGCAAGAAGTTCAGGGTTTAACTGAGCCTCAGCGTCGTGCTTTGATTGTTCAGCAAGCACAACAAGTGATTGCCGACACCAAATTAAAAAATTTGGATGTTAACGCTGCCGAAAAGCTTGGCAACATTGGCCGTGAGGCCGGACAATTGAAGCCCATTATTGAAATTCTTGTTCAACTTCTTCGTGCAAAGTGAGGATATATGTTTTTTTCAACTGGTTTTAATGCTGACAATGATCAGCTTTCTTTTGACTCTGGCCTTTGCTGTGAGGATGAATCTTTAGCCATTCAGTCTGCTAAGGATGAAGCTGACATTAACACCATTGTTCGTCGTTTTGGTTTGACTGGTGAGTTACCCTCTGATTTGGCTATGCCTCAGAGTGGTGACTTTACTAATATTCCTGATTTCCATACGGCTATGAATTTGATCCGCGAGACACAAGAAGAATTTCTTCGTGTTCCTGCTGAGATTCGGGCTCGTTTTAATAACGACCCTCAGCGTTTTATGCAGTTTGTTGAAGATGATGCCAACCGTGATGAAGCCCGCAAGATGGGTCTTTTGAAGACTCCAGATCTTCCTGTCCCTCCTATGCGTGTTGAAGTTGTACCCCCTGCGGGTACTCCCGCTGGGGGCCCTGCCGGAGGCTAACTAGCTTGTCAATAGGTGAAAACCCCTATGAAATATTTAGGGGTTTTTTTTGTTTTCTCGTAATTTGCGTTATAATTTGTCTTGTGCGATGTTGCACTGTTTTGGAGTTTATAAAATGGGTAAATTTGATATGTCTAAAGTCGATTCC